TCGTGCCATTGGTTGAGTATGAGACATTGGTGGTCGCGTTAGCGTTGCCGAGCGTATAAAAGCGAGTCCCAAAAAAGTAGAGTCGGTTTTGTGTTGTAAGACCCGCTGTGCTGACAGTGGCAGCACCAGTTGGTGATGACATAGTGTAAATGTTGCTCGATGCATCACCACTCAATGCAACATAAACTGTCGCCCCGAAACGCACCTCACGAAACTGTGCTGTCTCACTCAGGAATCTAAAAGACCAATTGATGCCATCGGTTGAATAATAGAAACCTCTTGTTGCGGCCAAGAAAAAGTAGCCTCCGGCATAAGTCAGCGTTCCAGTGGTTGAACTGGTTGCATATCTCTCCACCCAAGTCACGCCATCAGCCGAACTCGAAAGTGTGCCGCCACCATCGACCATCACATAAGTGGTTGTGCCGTTGTAAGCCACCGAGCCTGCGCTGGTCGTGATCATCGTCGCTGAACTGTTGTCCAAGTTGTAGGATGTGTTCGGCAAGGCTGCGCCGAGTAATGGGTAAAAAGATGTGGTGTATTCACTTCCATCGCAAGTAATCCAACTTGAATCTTGAGTAACAGTGGATTGCTTAATGTCACCAACTTGGAAATCTTGCGTATTTAAAAGCACCCAATCAGCAGAAATGCCAGGCTGACTCAGAGTCACATCGACCAAATTGTTGATCAATAGCCACGCCACGTTGCTGTGCGTCACACTCGCAGGGACCGCCAAAGCGCCAGTCAGCGAACTCCACAAGCCTTTGTAATTGGCCGCGCCCAGGGCAGCCTTAGACGATGCACCAGCCACCGCAGACGATGCCGTAGCCAATGCTGTCTGAACATTCACCGTGTCGGCCTGTGCATTCGCCTCGGTCGTGAATGTAGGCAAGGCTGCAAGAAATGCATCACCACGCGCAGCAAAGTTCGTGGGGTCATCTCGCGTTGGAGGTGTGGGCAGTGCTGTGATAGCCATTTTCAATTTTCCTTATTAAACAAGCCCCTCAACCTCAATGCGACACCAACTATGTGTTGGATATGCAATGTCGATTGAAAAGTCACGATAAAAACCATAAACGATCAGCGCAGAATAATCTGCACCTTCAGATCCAATATAAACGCTTGGTGTGGCACGAATACTGGCAAGGATCTGCTGCACTCCGCTGATTGCGCCATTTGCCACTAGGAATTGACCACTCATGCGCTTGGAGTAGGCCCGAGGCACAAATGTCACCACCCCTGTGGTCGGGTCTGTGTCTTTTCGGCTGTAATCAATGATGCCAATGGTTGCACCTTGCTCCAGATCAGTCTCGCCGATCTCGTAGACAGAACCAGCCAGGAATTCACCAATAGCCACCGAGCCGCCAGATGTGAGCGTCATTGTGATGCGCCCGTTGGAGTAAGGTGGCAAGTCGGTCAGGACCACCTCACCAAGCTGCACAAAAGGCTCGAAAAAATACATGTACCAGTCGGTGATGATCGTGCCGTCAAGGTCAACTGTGCGCGTGTAAACTGTCGGCCCTCCAGCGCCATCGGTCATTGTCACCGTCACCGATGTGCCAACCAGCCCGAGCATCGCCACAGCGTTGGCAATCCCCGGCGCAATTGTCACCACCAAAGGCGATGATGAGGTGGTGGCCGTGCTGATCTGGTTGTCAAACATCGCGTGCTTGTTGTCTGGCCCTGTCTGTTCCCAGAATGTTGATCCAACAGCGTCAGGCAGATTGCCCGTGTTGGAGTTCACCAAGCTGATGTAGTAATGCTGGCCGAAATCAACCATTGCGTCTTTTGCATAGGTCGTGCCCACAAGCCAAGCAGCGTGCGCCTCAACAGCGTTGGACGCGACGATCATTGCATCGGTGATGGTGGTGGGCTTGATGACTTTCATACTGTCACTGTGTCCAAAGGTTGATCGGCATCGGTCTTGACCGTCAGGCCACGAACGTCCCAATTATCCTGCAATTTCACAATCTTGGAAGTGTTTACCGCAGTGGCTCGGGTTTCTGCACGCATTAGCGAAACCTCGTCGCGCAGCGCCCGGATCTCAGCCGCCACCTCACCGCCGCCCATCATGCTCGCCGTGGCCGATGCCGTGTAAACCTGCCCAGGTGCGCCAAAGTTAATCAGTTCTGGCCCGTGCTCCCCGACCATCGCCATGCCGCCCTTATACATGCCGCCCGAGGCGTACCCGCCGCCGTAGTATTCTTGTAGGGCTGGAGCATTGGCTATAGCATCTGCCGCCGCCTTCATCAATGCAGCAACTCGTTCAAATGAAGCAGCCGAATTGACTAAACCCGCATTGCGCTCGGCCTCGGATATTTCCATTTGACTGGCGAGAAAATCTAATTTTGTCGCTGTGACATCGGTCAAGGCTTTGATTGAAAAATCCACCTCGCCCATTGTTTTCAAAATGTTTTCAAAAGTCTGTTGAGCAACATAATCTGCTTCTTCCAAACGGCCCTGATACTCAGAATCAGTTTCAAACATTTTTTGCAAAATCTCCACCTGCGGAGCCGCTTCAATCAAACCAAACAATGAGGTCTGTTGTTCCTCAAGTGCCGTACTCAATCCAGCGAACGATTGCTGCACATCCAGCAAAGCCACAAATTGTTTTTGCTGCGTTTCTGGATCAAGACTTTCCAGCAATTTCCTAAAATCTGCCTTAGTATCGAGTGCCGCAATTTGCGCTGTGCTGAATCCAGCCAAACTAAGGGTCTGCACCAAGCCCTTGGCACTCATGCCAAGTTGTTCCTCTTGCGAATAAAAGTTTGACACAAAGCCCTGAGTCTTTTGAACCAGCGCCTCCATGCCTCCGGCCAAGTCAATAATGCTTTGTCGTGCTGTCACCGAGGCTGTCGCAAAGTTTGCGAATGCGCCGCCGAACTCGTTCAGGTAAATGCTCACATCCTGAATTGCGACAAGACGTTCCAGTGTTTGCGCAATTGTCTCGCCAGCGATCTGCAATGGCTCCAATGCCGCTGCGTATTGGTTGACCAATCCCTCTTGAAATTCAGCCAAAGCATCGGCAATTTTTTGATTGATTTCTGCTTCGTTCAAGCCTTGGAAACTGAGTTTGATTTCCTGAGTGAATTTATCAATGGCATTTGCTGGTAGGCCCAACGCCACCGCATAGTTGCGGGTCTGCTTGCTGATCAGTTCGATGGACTCATCAAACATGGCCTCGACCTCGGTGGACAAAGCGTCTGTGCTCGTTTTGTCGCTGCGGAAAGTGCCGCCCTTCATGAACCTGTAACTTTGGCCCTCGATTCCCTCGGATGTTGTGAGCGTGCCCTGAATGCCCATATCGGTCTGTTTGCGCCCAAACAATCTGTTCACGCCGCCAGCAATAGCGCCGCCAATCATTGCGCCAATTGGACCACCCAGCACCATGCCGACAGCAGTGCCAGCGTTCACAATCCCTTTGCCCGTGCCGCTGACTGCGTAGCCGTTGCTGATTGCTCGACCTGCGCCAACGCCGACCAGCGCACCACCAGCATATGCGGCCAATGCGCCAGCGCCCATGCCGAGGCCAGCAGCAGTTTGCCCTGTGCCGAGCATTGAGCCAGCCGCAGTGAATGTTGCACCGCCGCCTGTGCCCATAATTGTGTTCATGAACCCTGTGCCGAGATAACTTCCAAATGTTGACATTGACAGTGCCAACCCACCCATCATTCCACCGCCAGCACCAACACCACCACCGCCGCTTGCAGCAGCCGATCCTGGAAGTGACATGCCCATCATGCTCAACAGCATATTTGCGCCGCCTTGCGCAATGGGCTGGATGATCGGCTTGAGCACCAAGGTCTTAAACAAATTCATAAGCGTGTCGGCAAGGTTTTTGCCAAAGTCCTTGCCCGACTCAAAGCCGCGCATCAGGGCATCAGTCAGGCTCGACTCAATCGACTCGGAGGTCTTTTTGTATTCATCGGCAATGTTCTTGGCCTCTTGCAATACTGTGTTGTTCTCCATCAGATCAGCACGTTCGCGCAGCAATTTAGCTTGCTTGGCCAACTCCTCGTTGCCTTCAAATGTGGCAGCGGAAAATTCAAGATCCGTTGCTGTGGCTCTGAGCACTGCGATTTCGCGTGCAGTAACAGCAGCCTGACCAAGCCGCAAAACATCGTTTTGCTCGCGCAACTTTTCATTGCCTTGGAATAATGCTGCTGTTTCTTTTTGCTGCGCATCAACAAGTTGGTCACTGAGTTTGATGATTTTTAATTGAGTGTCGGCCAAGTCTTTATCAACAGCAATTTTCTGCTCTGTCTTGAGCATCAATTCCAAGGTTGCAGTCAGATTTTGCTTTTGCGCATCGGTCAATTTCAGTGTGCCGTTTTGCAAGTCTTGCATCATCTTCAGGGCTATTTTTTGACCGTCAGTCAACTTGCCTGTGCCCTCTGACTCGGCAATCATCACCTCGGTTTTGTTCTCAATGCTGTCAATCAACTTTTTATACTCGGCATCCAGTTTTGCAGTCTCGGCTGCCATCTTTTTTGTTTCTTCATTGACCACTGGCGCTTGCGCTTTGAATGCCTTGCTGGTGGCCGCCATTGTGCTGACAGCCGTGCTGCCGTTGGCATTCCAAGCCTTGTCGATTTCCTCAAGTGAACCTGTCCAGTTGTTCTGCATGTCGGTGGCATATTGCTTGCCGATTTGTACAGCACCAGCAAAGTCACCACGCATCACGGCCATCGCTTGCGCACCAATTGCATAAAGCGTGTCACCAACTGCTTTGAATGCCCCGACCAATGCAACCCCGACGATATACAAAGCCTTCAAGCCCTTGGATAAAGCATCGGCAATCACGTTAAGCCTGTTGCCTTCGGTCATGCTGCTAAAAAATTGATCTGCCAAACCTTCAAGAGTCGGCAAAAGTTGTGCAGCGACTTGCCGACCAATGCCAGTGAACCCCTGCCCCATCAAGTCAAGCGTGTCGTTAAATCGCTCGGCACGCTTGGCCGTGTCCTCGTCCAAAGTCAGGCCAAGTTTTTTAGCCATCGCATCGAACTCGTCGAGCGCTTCCGCACCGCCGTTCAATAGAGGAATCAGATCTGCACCAGCCTTGCCAAACAACTTTATGGCCAATGCAGTCTTTGCCGCGCCATCTTCGTAGTCTTGGAATTTGTCGGCCACTTCGCCGAGAATTTGCCGGGTGTTTTTCAATGTGCCATCAGCGTTTTTGGTGCTGATGTTCATCGCAACAAAGGCATCATTGCCATCGGCAATAGCCACCGACAATTTGCTCATGCTGGTCTGGAGCGCTCCCGCATCAATCCCTGATTGCCTGAACGCAAGTTGAAGGCCAGCCACCTGCGGCACGGCCACGCCGATCTTCTGGGCCAACTTGGTTGTCTCGTCTGCTGCATCAATCGCGCCACGAATCCATCCGGCAAAAGCCCCGATCCCAACAGTCACGCCCAAAGCACCCAAAGCAACACCAGCAGCGCCAGCGGCCTTGCTGATCTTGCCCATCGTGTTTTCAACGGCGCTTCTGGCCTTGTCCATGTCTTGCTGGAGCCGAACAATGTTCGCCGCCATCTCGATTGTCAACGTGCCGACTGATGTGCTCATTTTGGTTTTACCTGTTGAAATGACCGAAACGCATTGCCAACTTTTTTAGCCACCAGCGCTCGATCAAAAACATTCACTGGATCGCCATAAGGAGGTGGGCAATCTGGATCTTCGCTCTCGTGCAATTGCACCAGATAAGCCCTGGACATGTCTCGCAAAATGCGCAACTCCCACGGTTGCAGCATTGTGCCATGACATTCATTCCAAGCCAAAATTTCCTGTGAACTTAATGCAGACAAGCCCATGCCGCCGGAAATCACGATTCCGAGATCTTGCCAATGTGCAATCAGATACTCAGCACCCTCGATTTCAGGCATCAAGGGTTTGCCACCGCGCTCGATTATTTCCTGTCCCCTGGACAGTTCTGCGGGTTTTGTTGGGCCTTTGGGTACTCCAGCCTTTTCAGGATGCCGTGGTTTAGTGTTAAACCACGCCATCTGCCTAGCATATAGGGTCAGGTCGTCGTAGACCCCTGCGTAAAATTTGCCCAATCCCCGATGGCCTTGTTGACCTGCTCAGAGATAAAGCCAATGGAGGTGTCAAGGTAGGCCGCCTTGAACATTTCAAAGCCTGATAGATCTTGGTATTTGAAATTGTTAAACGAAACAGTGCAGGCTGCCAAGAATTCAGCATCCAACTCACGCTGTTCGCCATCTTTCATTTTCTTGCCGCCGCGCTTGACGTACTCCAAAATAGCACGATTGCGCACGCCCTGCGCCTTGTTGAATTGCTTGGAGCCTGGGCCATACGCTGTGATGGTCAGGCGCTCACCTTTGTCATTTATCAACTCGTCGCCAGTAGGGGTTTCGAGTTCAATGATGGTGGTGTCTTTAACTGCAAGGGATGAAATATCAAACATGGATAACCTTTCGCGGGTTGAAAAATTGCCCGTGCCAGAGACAGCCTCACCCCGCGAAAGGCGAGAACTGTCCCCGGTCGGTGCGCGTTTTGCCATTTAAGGCAAATTAGGCAAGAACTTCGACGATGCCAACGCCAGTGCTGGATGGAGTGATTTCAACCACCATCGTTGCGTTTGTGATGGCATCAACGCCGCCCACGCTGACCTTGAATGACATAACCCGAGCCTGGAAATAGTATTTGTCCAAGTTCTGAGTTGTGACGCAAAAGCTGTAAGCGTTATCAGACAATGCAGCAGCCTTTGCCAAGATCTGGCCTGCGTCATCGGTGTCTAGGCCAAGTTGCAGGGTCAAAGAACCATCGTTCCAAGAACCCTTATATTTTTGCGTTCCACGGGTTGCAACTGGCATGTGTGTGACCAGTGCAAACTCACGGCCAAACTCACCGAGATCTGTGGTTTCGCCAACAGTGGTGTAGGTCAGTGCGTTATAGCCACTTGAGTCAAACGTGGCTGGTGTGGATGCGCTCAACTTTATCGTCGAGCCAGCAGAGGTGCGGACTGTCATGGTATTTGCTCCTTAAAATTAAACTGCGAGCGACTCAACAATGCCGACCCCGGCGCTTGTCGTGGTCAACTCAAGATTGGTGGTGGCAGAGGTGATCGAATCGACCGAGCCAACGCTGACCTTCCAATTCAAGACCTTGGCTTGGAAAAAGTAGCGGTCGCCGTTTTGTGTTGTGACCATGAACGAATAATCATTGTCGCTCATGGATGCAGCCTTCATAACGATCTGACCAGCATCGTCGGTGTCCAAGCCCAATTGAAGCGCCATTGTGCCTTCGTTGAAACTGGCCTTGAATTTTTGCGTGCCGCGAGTGCCGACTGGGTTGTGCGTCACCAAAGCATAATCTCGGCCAAATTCACCAAGATCAGTGATTTCACCAACGAGAGCAGGCACTGGTGATGCTGTGAACAAAGTGTTATAGCCTGCCACGTTAAATGTTGCAGGTTGTGCAGAACTTACTCTCAGGGTTGTCCCTGCGGAGGTGCGAACAGTCATTTCAATTTCCTTTCATGACGTTTGATGAAAAGCCCGCAGGGATGCAGGCCGAACCGTTTGCCAACTTTATTCATAGTAGGCCAAAAGATAATCCGCAGGCTGCGTCCAGATCCCCGCTTCATTGTCTCTGTCCATTGGCCCCAAAAGGTCAAAACGACAACTGACAATTAGTTTTCCTGCGACAGTCGAATTATGCTTGAAATCCAACACCGAACGCAATGCAGCATGAATTGCTTTAACTTCGGGAATTGTGACCGCAAGCGGGTTAAATTGGATGCGCGACTGAGCCATTTGAGGGCCAGACGCATAATTTAGGTTGGGTCTTGGGTCAGCATTGATGACCTGATAAACCAAAGCAGGCATGGCCGTATTCTGTGGCAACTGACCAAGCGCACGCCGTGTTCCCACCAATGAAGTGATGGACGCATGATTGATCAGCGCCGAAACAATCAATTCCGGGTTCACTTCAGCATCTCCTTGCCAAGTCGCCCACCAACATAAAGGCGCAATGCCTCCAGCACTTCAGCCGTGCCCTGATCAAATGCGTTGCGCATAAATGGCACAGGGTGAACGCCTGGATGTGTGACGTTGTTGTAAATTGACTCGCCAAATGCCACGGCCTTTTTCTTTCGTGTTGACTTGCCGCCCTTGGTCTTGCCGGGTATTGCATACGGCCCACCAACTGATTTTCCTGATCCAGCAAAAAATGAGGCTGTGCCAAATTCGATCATGTGCGCATAAAAGGCATTTTTGTCACCAGCAGAAATAGTTGCAGACAAAGCGCCTTTTTTATTGCTTGTTGTTACTTTTATGCTTTTGCGCAATGCACCTGATTTTTTAGGCACAGCATTTCGTGCTCGATCACGGTAAATGTTGGATGCCGCACGCAAGCCACCACGCATGATGTTGGCCTCAATCTTGGCTGGCAATTGATCAAGCATTTTTTGCAATTCCACCAAGCCTTCAACTTTGATTTCATTGGCCATCGAGCGACCCTTCTGTGCAATCAAAAATGATGTACTCACGATCTTCGTCCAGATCGCGTGCCGCTGTGATGTTGAAAATGCGCCCACCATAATTGATGCGGTAAGCGTCCACGGTCTTAGGTGGCATAAATGCCGAGCGATAACGAACCGCAACTGTGTGCGTCAATTGCGATTCAATCGCCATGCCGCGCATCTTTTCCCTGCCGCTGATCGGTTTCACGTTGGCCCACACGGTCGCCACATCTGTCCATGTGTTCAACTCCTGACCATAGCTGTCAAGCGTTGCCGTGCGACTTTGCACAGTGATTCGTTGATTCAAGCGACCGATGTCCATCACATCCCCATCAAGATCCTGTGTGGTGTCATCAGGCTGACAACACCCAAAGGGATCTCATATTTTTGAACAGACGATGCCGCCTCTCGGTGGTCATACAAATGCCCAATGGTCAACAGCATGGCCTGTTTAAGGGATTTTGGCAAAGGGTAAGGGTTTGGGCTTAGACCATCGGTAAAGCCAGCCGTAAACGTCACGATCACCGCATTAGCAACAGAACCTGTTTGAGGCCATGTCTTGTTTGGTTGTAAAGCGACCTCGCCAGGCTTTGAATAGTTGTCCAGAAAATAATCGCTTGATGAAACAGTTTGCGTTGCATTGTTTGCATCCTTGTAAGTGATGCTGGTGATGGCATTCACAGGCCATTTGTTCAGCACAATCGCAGCACTCGAAAACTCGTCGAGTGCCAGTTTGTAAGTTTGATATGCAATTGCAAGGCCAGTGTAATCTTCAGCAGCCTCGCGCGATGCTGTGATTAACGCCGAAACCAGCGTGTCATCGGGATGCGATGGTGGTGATCCCTCGGTGTCCAAACGCAAATGCAGCCGCGCCATTGCAAGCGTAATTGGCTCAGTGGTCACAGGGCCAACTGCACTCAATTTTCTGACTGTTTGAACCATTTCGCTTGTTCCTCAATGTATAAAGTGGCAGCCTTTTGGCCGATCCACTCAATCAGCAATTTTGCATCATTATCACGCACGCCTGTAAAATTTTCATCATGGCCCATGCCGATGCCTTTTCGCCCAGGCAATCCCTTCATGCCGACAACCCGATGGCCTGAAAAAATATGCTTGTCAGGATGCACTTGCCAAAGTGAACAATCAATAAATTGTCTGTTTGGCTGACACATCTTGCGAAATGTCTCAATCGCTTGGCCGCGCATCGCTGTTGAGCACAAGCTGGAATGAGCCTTGTTGATCATTTCCTTGCCCATTCGCTTTTTCAGATTGTAATACCTTGCGCATGATTCACCAACCAATTCGGCTTTTTCAAGTTCAGCCTCGACAGTCTCAAGCCAGTCTGGAGCATAAAAATCATCATCCTCGATGATGACCAGTTTTTCATCATTTTTGACAACTGACAGACCCACAAGCAAATTTCTGGCCTGTGTATTCTGACCGGGTTGCCAAAATGGTTCAGGTCTGTAAACCTCAACTGACCAAGTGCCATTCCCCGGTGTCAAGTCGATTTCTTGCTGCTCCTCGCCATCATCGACCACGATCCAACGCACAAACCCTGTGTAAGTCTGCTTTGTCATCAGTTTTTGGCAGATTGTCCAAGCCTCCGGCCTGCTGCCTGTCGTGGTTAAAAGTGTCAGCATTGAGCGATTCCAAACACATGCAGCGGCAATTGTCGCGTGCAAAACCCCGGTTCACCGTGATCATTGAGTTTGATTTCAATGTGCCCTGCGTTTTCAGTCACCACATTTTTAAATCCGGCATCCTCAAGCAGCAATTTCAGGCCGCTAGGTGTATATCGGTAAAAATCATCAGGAAACCCGTGGATTGGAAAACTAGTCAGGGTAGTGACCACCAACCAGCCTCCGGGTTGAATAACCGAGTGGATCTTTGGCAATGCAAGCCACGGCCGCGCCACATGCTCAAGCACCTCAGAGCAAAGAACCCCAGAAAACCTGCCAGACCATGACGCTGGTGGCGTGTGAATGTCCACCACCTGATCCACGCCGTGCCCCTCTTGCATGTCAATGCCAGTCCATTTGCCCTTGGCAAGATCTCGGTTGATGATCCACCAAGTGTTAGGGTTTGTCATCCTTGAGCCAATTTCCAGCACATCGTCGCCCAACTTGTCCGCATGGCGCTCGATGAAATGCCGGATCTGACCGCGCACGCTATTTAATGGCAAATTCATTTATTGCATCCTCAAGGTTCATGCGTTCAAAACAGGTCAGCGCCGTTTGTCTGCTGCAATTGACAACTCGCACGCCATCATCTTTGAGATCTTGCGCAAGCCTCGGGAACTTGGCTTGCCAAAGGTCATAGGGCTGGCGCTGAGTCAGTTCTGGCCCATGCTGACCGAACCAATGATCTTGCCCATCGGGTGCTTTACTGCAATCCATGCCAAGCAAAATGATTGTCTTTGCGCCCCATAGGTAAGCCAAATTGATGGCCTGATAGCCTGAATTGCCGCCCTGGTGGATGATGTCATAACGGCCAAGACCGGGTAAATTCTCCGAGCCTATGCGATGGATGCCGAATTTTCTGGCGGCTTGCTCGTCTTGAGTCCAGAATTCGCCTTTGAAGGTCGACCGCGCTTTTTCGGCATGGACTCGCCACCATTGGAAATCGCAGGCGTAGAGTGCATTTGCAAATTCTGCTCGTCTGTAGGTGTCATTGATGGCGATTGCTGACCATCCTGTGCGGGAAACCGCATCACAATCTTCGGTTGTAAGGCTTGGGCCGCTGGCGATGATGCAGGCAACACGCCCCCACCATCGGCCAGCAGTCCGATCAGTGGGTTTTTTTTGGCTGTTGCCTGTGTGTTTGGGTATTCAATGAGGCCGATGCTGTGCAGATCTTCGGCCACATTCACCGGGACAAATAATCGCTGCTTGCGAGAAATGCTCCCAATTCGACTGTCTGAAAAGTGACTTAATGCCACCACTTCAACTTTTTCCATAATTTTGACCTTCGCGGGTGTGATGAAAAAGAGGGCCAAAGCCCCCTTTTTTGGTTTCGCTGATTAGGCGAAAGTGCCTTTGATGAAGGCTGCTGGACGATAAACCGTCAGAGCCAAACGCTCCTCGGCCAACAGGGTTGCCATGTTTTTCTTGAAGTTGTCGCCATCTTCATAAGAAATTTGCACAGCAGCGTCCATGCGATCCCAGATCTGAGCGCCCATTGTCATTGCGCCGACCAAGAATGTGCCTTCTGCGATGGAGTTGGTAGCCACCACACGCTTGCCCCAAACGCGAGGAGCCATGCCATCAACTGGCCCCATATCGCCGCCGAAAATGTACTCACCATAAGAGGTTTTCAGCAACTCAATGGCTTCCCAATCTTCAGGATTCAACACAATGGTGTCGGCTGTGTACTCAGACAATGCAGCCTGAGTGATGGCCTTGCGCAATGCGTCCAACTTGGTGTCGCCAGTGGCTGCACGGTTGTAAGCAGTGTTATTGCCCGAGGCCAAGATGCCGGAAATGTTGCCGCTAGTGCCGGAACCGTTCAGCAACTGATCTTCTTCTTCCAGTTTCAGACCGTATGTCAGGCGACCGTTCACATAGCTTTGCAACTGTGGAGCATCGTCGAGCACTTGACGCGAAACAGGGATGAAGTGGGCCAGAGTCACCACAGCAGCCGAGGCCAATGTGAAGGTGATGCCGGATTCAGGCTTGGTGACGTTCTCACGCGCAGGCGAAACGTATTGAGCGTTTGCGTTGTTGGTGAACACGTTTTCCTTGGTGAATTCAACCAAGTTGCTAGAGGTGCGGCCAACTGGCAGAACATCACGGATAGTCAAAACACGATTCGGGTTGTTGACGATGCCAGGGATGCGCTGACCGGGAACCAAAGGCTGGTTGTAGCCTGTCGCGTTGATGATGGCCGTTTTCAGTTCGATGCGGGCAAACTTGCTGCGGCCTTGGGCCATAGCTTGGAAAGCATCGCTTTTTACGAACTGTTCGCCAAGGCTTTCTTCGGCTTTTTGGCCGCTTTCAGCGCCAGCAGTCATTTTGCGCTCAAGTTCCAAGCACTTTTCCGTCAACTCACCAGCCTTGGCTGCCAGTTTTTCCATAGCAGACTTGGTTTCAGATTCGACGTTTTTGACCGCAGCGATTTCGCCATTGGCTTTTTCCATCCAAGATTTCAATTCCTTGGTGGTGGCAAGCAATGTGCCTTGCGTTTCAGCAAGGGCTTTGATTTCATTGATATCAGACATGGTAGTTTCCTTTAAAGAGTCCGAGAGTTTTGAAGGTTAGCAGCGATGATTCGCTGCAATTCGTCTGGCAGTTTTGATTTCTCAGACTCACTCTGAGAGAAAAGTCGCTTGGCTCGGCTTGCCGTTGCCGTTGCCAGCGATTTCGAGAATCCCCCTGCCTCACGCAGAAAATCCTCAAAATCTTTAATGGACTCGACCAGATCAAGCGCATTTTTGACACTTGACAGATCCACCCTAGCCGAATCATCGGCTGGATAAGTCACAATTGAAATTTCGTAAAGTTCGCTGATGTTCTTGATGACGCGCACCACGCCATCATCTTTTTCGACCATTTCAACATCGTCACGGTTCAGGCCATAGCCAATGCTCAAGCCATCAATCGTCCCGTGCTGCATAGCCGCTTTGACCTTTTCAGCATCGGACATGCCGGGTGTCAATTCGCCTTCCATCAGCAGACCCTTTGAATCCTCGGCAATTTCAAGCCATTTGCCAACAGGCAGTTCATAGGATTTGTGATTGACAAACATTTTGGGCATCCGAGCAGCACCAGACTTGATGCGCTCGATCACGCCTTTGTAAGCGCCAGCCATGATCGTGTCGTTGTAGCTGTCCACGCCGCCGAAAACGGAGGCATAACCGCTGAATCCACCAGTTTCGCCCTTGGCAAACTTTAGCCCAACATTATCAAGAACAATATTTTTCCGCATCATCATTTTTTCGGCTCCTTCGTCCTGAATTTTTGCCCATTCTTTGTCGGCCCAGGATTTCCCAGGATCGCCGCCCCACAAGGCCCATGCAATCCGGCCTGCGCTTGGGTAGCCATCCTCACCCTGTCTAAAACCTTGCGCATCTTTGTCTACCTCATGCCGAGCAAAGTAGGACACCATGCGCCCGATTGTCTCATTACTCAGGTCTTTGCGGTTTGAAATATCACGCGCCCGAGCCACGCCAACCTCTGTGCCGCCGCGACCGTACTCTGCACGCCAGTCTAGTCCACGCTGTGCTTCATCGGCCATTGCTTGCGTTGGCACTGGCATAATTTATTCCGCAGCAGGTGCTGTTGCACCCAAAGAGGCCAAAGGAGCAAGGTTGACTTGAGCTGTCAATGTGTCTGCACCCTCCATCCGAGGCATGTTCTCCAGTTGCCGCCACTCGTTGCGGGTCATCAAGCCATTTTGCACGGCCTTGGACCCTGCATCAAGTCGATCAGCCAAAGATCCGCGCAAGATGGCATCAAGTGAGAATTCGACAGTGTAGATCTGGCGCTGCCCTGCACTGAGCACCCTGCGCTCAATGGACTGTTCCAAGCCCTCGAGCATTGGCCGCAATTTGAATTTGTAAAAGCCCTCGATCAATTGGCTGATACCCGTGCCCCAAGTGGTGGTCTTGGCCGTATCATTGATCAGGACAGAGGAGATTCCAAACCATCGTGCGATGTCCTCGACCGAGAATTTGCGGGTGTCCAGCAGTTGCAGATCCGCAGGGGACATGCTCAATGGCTCAAACTTGGCCCCTGCCTCAAGCACCAGCAGATCATCATCATTGCCCTCAACCAAGCCACGATAATTTTTTCTGATTGCATCGCGCTGTTCTTCTTTCAGCACCTTGTCAATCATAAAAACGCCTGGGCGCTTGGCAGATTTTCGGAATACGTTTGAACTGTGATTTTGTGCGTCGATAGCCACGCCGACAGAATTGCGCATGTAATCAATGCGCGACATACCGATGACACCATTGCCTTTATCGCGCCAGTGCCAAATGCTCGATTCCGCATAAGTGACAATTTGACCTTCATAGCTGTATTTGTAAATCAGCGAGCGATCCGGCAAAACCTCAATTTCAACTTGATCAGCCGACAGCGGCCACATCTCGATCACTTCGCCCAAGTCATTGCGCACCAGCCGAGCATAAGCGTTGCCGCGCAGCAAAAAATTCATGCAGGCATATTGCCAAAATTCCATCGGTGTGTGGCGACGATTCGGGCTGTCGTGCAGCAGGGTCCAAAGTGGCGTGCCCCTGGCCAATTCTTTGTTGCCCTGCGTGTCATTGGCCCGTTTGTAAACGAACAATGGCAGGGATGCAATGTTATCGGTCAACAACTCAACAGCGGCCCAAACAGCGCTGACTTGCAGCGCCCCGTCGATGCCATAGTCCTTGTTGTTGTCGTAGACACGGGTAAATGGCTCACCGTACTGGATGCCTTCTTGCTGTCCAGTAGAACCGACATTGCCAAACCAGCGCCGCAGTGATTGATAAATTGTGCCCATGTCTTTATCTGAATTTGATTGCCAAGGGTGAACTTAGGTAATTATCAAAATCGCCATCGTCCTCGTCATTATTGGTCATTGCCGCAGCAACGGCCATTGCAAGTGCCACAGCCCCGTCAATTCTACCCGTTGCCTTGGCTTTGTTTAATTTTCTGTTGCCAGCGGCATCTCTTTCAATTCTGGAATTAGCCATGCACATCGTCAAAACAGGATGACCACCATGCAAGATCTGCTCATTCAAAAGCAGGGTTTCAAGTTGATCTACCGCTGGAGCCATGTCTTTGAATCCTTGACCGAACGGTTCCAATGGTATGTCAAAACCTATATTTTCAAACTCTTTTTTCAGTAAATCAAACCGCCATCGGTCAAAATTGGCCTTTTTGACATTGCAATCAGCCAAAATCTCGCTCATTTCACGCGCCACAAACGAATAATCCACCGATGCGCCGGGTGTCGTGCGCAAAAATCCTTGGCTCACCCACACATCATAAGGCGATCTGTCGCGCTTGGCACGGTCTTTCAGCCCCTTTTCTGGTGTCCAAAAGTAGGGTTTCACATGGAATTTTCCCTCTTTTTCTGTGATCAAGACCATTGATGTCAGGTCATTTCGGCCTGACAAGTCGATCCCCACCACCACCTCGCCATCGTAGAACGCCGATTCGTCAGGGTCTTGGCTGTTGAGCAGCCAAATTCCTCTGGATATGAATGCAGAAACCATTTCAACACGTTGATTCAACACCAGATTTCTGAATGTAGGCTCAAACGATGGCATTCTGCTCGCCCTGTCTGCCTGCTCCTCCACATCGGCCAGACTTCTGAATTTGCCAAGGGCTGGATTGGCAATTTGCCAAGCTGCTCGGTCATCGAGTGCGCAATCCTTCGGCGCTGTGTATAAATGGCACACAATCCGTTTGTCTTGGCTCTGCATTGCGTCATCAAGCCAAATTGAAAACAGATCCGCATCACTGCTGGCCTGCGTGCTGATGGCGAGGTGGTGGTGGGGATCGACTTGTCAGGCCGAAATGACCTGACATCAATGGTCTTGATCACAGAAAAAGAGGGAAAATTCCATGTGAAACCCTACTTTTGGACACCAGAAACGGGGC